CCGCATTCCTTCTTCCCTTTTGTCAAGATATTCCTTTACAGAGATATTTAATTTATTTGCCGCACGAATAGCTGGACCCCAGAGGCGACCTTCTACCTTGACAGGTTTCCGTTTAACCCCCCGGCAAGGCTTACAGACTCCAGCAAAAGAGGTTTGGGTAGATATATATTCAAGGAAACTACTACGCCTTTTCCACTTCAAGCACTTGGAACAGTAGCGTTTACCTGATGCCCCGTTGCTGAGGTATAGTTCGAGTGGAATTTTTAATCTTTCTGCGGTTATTTTATAGCGGTTAAGTTGTCGGGAATCTATCTGCTCAGGCATCTTCCTCCTTCTGTTTGATGGCGTTATTTTCCAAGTATTCGTTATTGTAGGTTCGGTACGAATGTTCGGGGATATGATTTAGGAACGATTTAACCCCCCCGCACTTATGGCATTGACCACGACTTTTTTTCCCTTTAGCGGATTCAATTAGCCAGTGATGGATACAATCGTCCCTTGGCATTTGTCCATTACCCTTTCGAGGCATTTAGTGTTGGCACCCCTCTACATAATCACCACAACAGGGGCATTTAGGCCAACGTAGTATCCAGCCAACAATACTCCAGAATAGATGGCCTATCTGCCACATTAGTATACGAGTTGTTTTACCCATATTAACGATACCAGTCCTTCAGAGATTCCTTCAATACCTGTGGGAAGTCTGCGATATTCTCTAGGCGTACGGTTCTAGCAAATCCTTCTAGTTCGGGGTATTGTTCGTGGGTTCTACTTACAGAACCGTATCGATTGTATGCAGACCTTCCGCCTCCATAATGGATATTGATTATCTTGCAATGAGGAAACTTACTATGAATTAAAGGTAGAGTTTCAGTTGGAGTTGAACCCTTATTACTATCACCATCCGTGAAGTGGATAATCAATGATTCGGGGAAGTGTTTCGCTACCGCAAGTAGTGCTAGGCCTGAAGGTGTACCACCCATGGTAGTGATAGCCCTAAATGCTCTACCATAAGAATGTTCTTGGATGATAACCTCACCATTATCAGCATACGAGAATACATTGGCCTCAGGGATAATTCGATGTAAAGCCTTGGCGCTATCATATAATTCCGTACGGTTATGCATACTGGAGGAGGCATCAAGTAGAAGGACTAAATCCTGCTTCTGTTGAGGTACTCGCTTGGTTACCTTGAATACAGCACCATCAGTACCTGCGCGGTATAATCGAGCCTTGTCAATGATGCCTTCCTTCTCCGCACGATACGTTTGCCTATCGACTGAGTTTTTGAGTTCCTTAATCCAGACCAGTTCTCTAGCCAGCTTCTTATCGAAGGTATCGTCAATGTTAGTGGTGGCGTGTCTCCAGATGATAGCACCCTTATAGCTGGTACTAATTTCGCCTTCGCCGAGGAGTTTATTAACCTCAACGGTTATATCATCGGTTTGGGAATCGAGAGCCTCTTGAATCTTTTCCATCAGTGCTTCGGGTATTTGGGAGAGTGGGGTATGGAAAGGTAAGTCTAAATCTTGGGGTGGCGTAGGTTCTGGAGGTTCTTCGTCACTCTCTGTGTTAGGTATATCATCTTGATTGCTATCACCACTACTTCCCGGTGTGGGTTCTTTACCAGCTTCCTTTAGCTCTGAGCCTTTCGAGCTTTCATTTGAGCTACCAGGTTGAGCTTCTAGGTCGCTGTCACCATCAGACTCACCATCACCTGGCTCTTGGGTATCAGTATCATCCGAGTCTGGAGGATTAGGAATATCAGCCTTAGGTACTTGAGCCTTTACTGTAGGTTTACCACCCTCTAGTACCAACTCAGGCTCTTGAGGTTTACCGCTAATCTTGTTGGCAATTTCCTCCTGTCTAAAGAGTTCCGTTAGCTTCTCTGCCGTATCCATATATAAACGCTTCCGCTCGGAAGTATCGAGAGTTTCCTCCATCAAGGCTTTGGTCAATAACATTAGCGGGGTTAGTTGTTTCTGCACCGTTGGTGAAAGTTCTGCTGGCTCTAGATGCCCATAGATGGTAATAGCTTTCCAAGCGTTGAACACATCACCCCAAGGAATATCAGCACTATCCACATTGTAGGCTCGTCGGGCCTTATTGATGTACTGTCCCAGTATTGGGTATTGTTTCCTACCACAGGTATCTGTATAGATTTCTTCGCCAATAACAGAGACTTGGTTAGCGATACCACTTCTGCCACCGTCGTAGATAATAGCATTGGCAGAATCTACCCTAGAGTGTAAGCCTTCGTGAGCAGCTAATCCGACCAGAACGTCAAAATCATCAGGGCTAATAGGTGTATGCTTGGTAGCGAATGTTGGGTCGATGACAATCTTTCTAGCCTGGGCATCATTGTACGACTCATTGGTACAGGCATAGCTGATGTGCATTTCCCTAGGGTCTACTACCCCAATAACCTTCCTTAATGCACGGATACTATTAGCCAACTCAATGGGTAGTACCTCTGACTTGTTTACCCGCCACTGGTCAGATAGCGATGGCTTAGAGGATACCATACTTTTCCTCCTCTTGAATGAATCCACGACCTGCTAGGTGTTCTGACAATAATACGGATTCAAGTTTATCCATACCAGTACCAACTACACCCTTGACCGCCATTGTTGGGGACAACCCATGCTGCATGAGAAGGGCTATGTTGACCAAATCCCTGGTGCTAAGGTAGATAGGCTCTTGAGTATTACCCCGAAGTCTATCGGCTAGGTCAAGCAAAATCTCTACCTGTTCCTCTGTTAGTTGCGCCTTCATTAGTAGGACAATTCGTTCCTGCGCTCTAGGTAATGGGGTTAAGTCCAATTTAATCTGGAACCGATTGCGTAACGCCTCATCAAGGGGTAGGGTACCGATAAACTCAAACCCTTCGTTGAGGCTGGCAAAGAATGTAACACCCGGGGCTACCTTCAAGGTCTTTTGCAATTCATCTATCCAGATGGCCCTGTAGGTATCATCAAGGACACTGAAGATGGCGTTAAGCGCCTTATCATTCTCTGGTCGATTGATTTCCTGCAAGTGTACTACCGCGTTTGGTGTCGTGATGGCTTCGGTAAACAACCCAGGGACATAAGTAGTGGCGCCATCTTTGAGGTCCATTCGACCAAAGATTTGGGATGCCTCTGCAAGGTTACCGATTTCCAGTGTAGCTAGAGGTCGATTTCTCGTGGCAGCGTATTGTACCACCAACTCGCTCTTACCGATACCTTGCTTGCCAGTGACCAGGATGTTGGTGTTTCGACCTGTTGCTGATATGGAATCAACAGCTTCCAGAAATGCCTTGTTGGACTCGCTGATGATGTAAGGCTGTTTAGCTGGAACGCCTAGTGTATTGGGTTGAGAGGTTGCTACGGGTTGATGGGGTGGAGTTGCCACTATTTCTGGAACCTTAGGCACTTGAACGCTGACCTCGAACCTAGACTTGGGTACTGAAATTCCACTGACTGTAAATCCTTCGCTGGACATGATGGTTACCCTCCGTACTAATTTTCTTCCTATCTAATTATACATTCCAAGATATCGTCGTGTCAAGGTGATTTCGTGGCGTTATTCGTCAATATTGTGCCACTTTGTTACGAAATTCGTCAGATGCGACCTCCTTGGTTACGAATTAGTGCTATGCCGTCGAAGCTATAACACCTCCTGGCTAGGGACACCATCGACGTTATTAGTATCCCCAGCACAGGAACCGTTAAGCCTTGGGTGTGAAGGTTAACTCTATAGCCGTAGGGGCCGGTGACCCTACCAACGCTTTGGCTACATAGAAGCCTTCAACCATCTTAGCTTGCCCTTCCGGGCCGACCTCGGCGTAGACTTCCTTGTTCTTGGTTGACTTCTGCCAGTAGACGGTAATAGTTGTAATTTCCATCAGTTTTCTCCTTCGTATTGGTTAGTTATGTAACCATGTTTGGGTTGGGTAATGTTCTTTGAACCAGCGTTGTCTTTCCTCATCCAGCTTTGTGGCGCTAGGTTCAGTATTGATATGGAATTGACCTTCGGCAAAGCATATACCACAGGGATAGACTCCACTATCAGGGTCAACATTATAGCCCGAGGGACTCCAGTTATGTTCACCTCCTCCACCACAACAGGCACAGGTTATAGACCATACATCTGGGGAAGATGTACCTACAAATACATCACCCGCTAGAGCCTCAGCCATCTCTAGGCAAGGGTTATTGGTGATATACTGTTGCTTGGCATTAAGCATCTTAATCTTCCTGGCCCAATACATTGGACCTTACCTCCATTCCAAAGTAAATGTGTCGCCACATTCCGTACACATCCAGCCCCAATCACGGCCCAGGCGTAGGTATAATAAAGCCGAATACATGGTCTTTCTTCCCTTACAATTAGGGCACTGTGGGGCATAACCCATAGGTGAGAAACTACCACCTCCTTCTTCAAGTTCCAGGCTACCATTAGGTTGTATGACGAAGTAAAACAAGGTTAGTTATCCTTATCGCCCACTGTGATATTATACATCCATAGGTCACTGAGTATTTCACCTACAGCAGATACCAGAGGGGTTAACTCTGCCATGAATGGCTCTAGTATCTTGTTACGCCGTAGTGCATCTAGGTAGCGGTCATCACCACGCACCAGGGCCTTGGGGTCACGCTGTGTGGAGAAGATGTAATTCCGTGACCGAAACTCTGGCTCTTGCCAAGCCGAGCGGAATGTATGACCACCATCAAACTTCCCTATCCCATGGATATGGTCATAGACCTCCCTAATAAACTTTTTTCTTCCTTTACCACCGGTGAAATCTCTGTGGAAACTACACAGTGGACAGGCTATGCGTACCGTGGTAGCCATTACACCCCCCCCGACCTAGTTTAGGTCAAATAAAATCAAACTTATGGTAGGTAGTAGCAACTCCATCACCTTGTATTTAGGTTACTGTACCCGCACGATTCTTACCCAACCAGTATGAACGCCCATGTTATAAGTTGCACCAACTTCCAGGAGGTTGATTGACATCATTTCCTCGGGTGAGAATGACTCAGCGTTACCTTCTAGGAAACTGTGAAGGGTCGAGATAACGAGGCTATGGTATATAGGAGTCTCTTGAGGGTCAATATGACAGAGGTGAAGAATCTTTGGAGCAACCATATCAGGGGTTTCATGCATCCAATCCATAATTGTTCCAGCTTCTGTATATGACCACCCAAAGGTAGGCAATCTAAATTGAGTCCCAAACAGCCCATTGATGGTGTTGAGAAACTCGATTGCTCCTTCCCATGTTCCAGACCCATCTTCATCTACTGGACCCCAATCTTCGACATCTTGTGACCCATCGGTATTGGCGGCGCAACAGTGCAAGTCACCTTCGATAATCTGATACCAACTTCCGTACTGGTCTAAATACTGGGGTTGCATTACTTCACCATTCCTTCTATTGTTCGATGCCAATCATTGATAGATACCTCTAGGTCGTCTAGCGACATATGGAAAGGGTAATTTTCGTTGAAGGCGTCATTGTCGTGATTAGTTTCCCATTCCATGACCATCTCATGAATCACGGTAGCTAGTTGCCCAGCCAACGCTTCCATTTCGGGTATAGGCATTATACTTCCTCAACTTTTCGCCTCACGGCGTAATAATCGCCCTTGTGATAGCAATTCCCACATATGAGGTGAGTAGCCTCGCTGTATTGATTCGCTGCCCATTGGACGGGTATATCAGCTTCAGAGTGACCACATAGATTACCAAGCGGTAACTCGTTAAAGATAATCTCCCCACCAAATGAAACATGAACCTCTGGTTCAGAACCCATTAACCCTCCCTGCGGTTTTTAATTTTAATTTTTTTTCTTAACCGCTAGTAATAACCCCCCCCTGGGAGAGGCTATTAGCAAAGGTCAAGTCCTAAGGCGAAGGTCGCTACACCAACGCCCTAGAACATATGTGCTAAAAGGTTAGCTTGGGTCGATACGCTCAACCGTGTGACCCGCTGCTACCAAAGCGGCCTCGGCATTGTCAAGAAAAATGGGTTTCGTTGGCCACTTACGCTTACCATCAACTTCAATATGCAGGGAATTCGTAGCGTCCTCTTCTGTCGCATAGGCTACACTGAAGTCAAATGCGGACATGGGTTCGCCACCATCTACTCTGAATTGTTGCGTCTTACGACTACCACCAGACCCTTTGGTGGCGCTTTTCGTCGTTGCGACTCTAGCTTTGGGATTGACGTTAATGCTCCAAAAATCGTCATTCTCGCCCGTGCCCACGGTTTTCGTCATGTAGACTGCTACGACGGGCTCACCGAGTAAGCGCTCAAGGTCGGAGGCGTCGATTAACGTAGCGAATTCTCTGCATAGGGTACTGGAAACTTCAATGCGCTCACCCTCGTTGGCGATTATCGTAAGTTCCCGGATTTTGGCGTTAACAATCGACAACTCCGCCGCTTGGACGTCGAAACTTTCCTCACTTGTGGCCCGGGTTTGAATCTCCGCCCGAATTCTGGCGGCGTCACTGATGGCTTGGGTTAGGTCGATATTGATGTTGGTTTCTGTGGTCAATTTAGATACTCCCTATCAAATTATTTTTGGTACGCCCGTTCTAATTTTGGCTGCTGCTGCCTCCTTCAGTTTTAGCCGTGAAAGTACGACTCTATTATCTCATGCCAAGTGCGAGAATTCAAGCTATTTTAGGCGCAATCATGTATGTAATTCGACGTCTTTTGACGGGTTTCGTACGGATCGCGTCATTCTTATGCTATGCTACGACGATATTCGTTGGTTACGATAAGGCAACACGATTTAAGCTCATGCCTACGAAGTGCTATTATATTTTTACTATTAACCTACGTTATTCGTAACATTCCCGACGTTTTGCGTGCATGGTAATCGTCGCATAGTCTCTCACATATGACGAAATTCGTCTATCGTCGAGGCTGGCCCATTACGAAATGTGTGCATGATTTTGTTTTTTCCTACGAAATTCGTCGTAGAACGGATGTTCTAGAACCCACCTAGGTCTTTATCGGAACATTTGTTCTAATCATCCACATACCACTGTGGGCACAATTCACAAAAACAGATTCACATGACATTATAACTGCAACACTTTTTCACCTTTACACACGACACCCCCTCATGCTAAACTTAACCCAAGAACAACGCAGCGAGGTCTGGCTATGGTAACCGAAAGTGCAGTTGATAAGTCGATATATGATACCGCCGAAAAATCCTTAGAACTTGACCGGCGGCGGGATAGAGTCATCAAAAAGTGGCTTAGTGCCTTCTCCGTAGACGAGATTGCCGCATCAGAGTTGGTAACACGCAAAGTCATCATACAAGACCTCAACATCAAGAGGAGCGAACTCCGTGAATTGCATGAAAGCGATGTCCACGAGTTGGCTGCTGAACGTATCGAAGGGCTAAGGCTTGTACAAAGGGACGCGATTTACTACAATAATCTCTACCCCGATAAGGCCCCTGCCCTTCTAACTGTTAGGCTCCGAGCCGAGGAAACTATAGCCAAGATTCAGGGTGTACTCAACGAAAAGGTAGTACATCTAGGCAAAATTGAGCACCAAATCAAGCTATATGACTTTGAGGATAACTTTCCAAACGCTGTGGTCGAAGGAACCTCTGTTGTGATTGAAGAACCTACGGTAGGAGTTCCGCTAGAAGAAATCATTATCGAAGGAGCAGCCCTTGTAGCAAAAGGTATAGAGGTATCTAAGAAGTAATTATGACCACTCCAACAGCTAAATTCGATACCAGCAAAATACCGGCCCAGCGCCAGTTCATGGAAAGCACTACCAAAGAGCTGATGTTCAGCGGTGCTTTTGGAGCCAGTAAATCCCGAACCGGCTGCGAGAAGGCCCTGTTTCTATCCTTAAGGTATCCTGGCAACCGTGGTTTAATCCTTCGCCGTACTTATGCGAGTCTAAGATATACCACGATGGATACATTCTTCCGCTATACAGCCCCTCAAAGCATAATTCCCCACACATATAACCAAGAAAGCCACATCTGTACCCTTGAGAATGGCAGCGAAATCCTCTTTCTGGGCCTTGATGACCCCCTAAAGATAGGCAGTTTAGAGGTCGGTTGGATATTTGTAGATGAGGTTATTGAGCTAGACGAGGAAGATTACACGATGCTCCTAGGGCGATTGAGGCTAACCACAGTCCCGTTTCGCCAGATGTTCATGGCCACGAACCCTGCATCGCCCCAACACTACCTTTATAAGAGGTTTTATCTAGATAATGACTCTGACCGGGAGGTAATCGAATCCAACACACTAGATAATCCTTTCCTGCCCGATGACTACAAAGCCACTCTAATGAAATTCACGGGTCGCTATAGAGACCGCTATGTATTCGGCAAGTGGATAGGCTTCGAAGGTCTTGTCTATGACCATATAGAGATTCCCGATTTGGTAATACCACCATTCGAGATACCTTCACACTGGCCTCGCTACCGAAGCATAGACTTTGGATATACAAACCCCTTCGTGTGTCAGTGGTGGGCCTGTTGCCCCAAGGACGAAGAAACTGATGATATCAAGGGCTACTATCTCTACCGAGAGATTTATTATTCCAAGCGAATAGTTGAAACCCACGCGGCAAGAATCAAAAGCTACCCCGAATTTGTATCCGACACCTTTGCAGACCACGACGCCGAAGATAGAGCTACCCTAGATGACAAAAGTGTTGATTCCACAATAGCAAATAAGGCTGTAGGGCCTGGAATCCAGACCACATATGAGCTTCTCGGCGATGGTAAAGTCCATATCTTTGACGATGCTTTGGTAGAAGTAGATGATGACCTGCAAAGACAGTCAAAGCCTATATCCACAGCAGAAGAATTTGGTAACTACCGCTGGAGCGATAAACGTAAAAACCAAAACGATAGGGAAACACCCCAAGATAAAGACAATCACGGCATGGATGCTATGCGTTACTTCCTCCATACACTCTTATCTGAAGCTCCACCTGTACCAGTGATGTATAAAACCAGAAGTCAGGATGTTCCAACTCCAAAGCGTGAATGGGGTAAATTCTTAACCACCAGAAATTGGAGAAGCCGCTAAATGCTAATGAATAATAAACCACCCGACCCTCTAGAAGATACCCCTATCCGATGGTGCAAACAATGCCAGAGGTTGACAGCCCTAAGAGAGTGGATATTGGGTACTCCACCATATGCAACCTGGTTTTGGGTCCACGAAAGTTGTGGTGAAGCTGAGTTTGTCACGGAGAAAGTGCAATAGTAATGGTAACAGAATTAAATGGAACTACAAATACCACGAAGATTCCTTCACCACGAAAACGTAGGGCTAAAGCTCCGCAATCATCTACATCAGTCCAGTTAAATACGGGCCTATCCATATGGCGTGGGCAGATGAATGAGGAGTATCTCTCCGAACTCAAGCCCTGGAGCCGTGCAGTTAAAGTTTACCAGGAAATGCAGGACGATATAGTTATAGGCAGCTTATTCGAAGCTATTAAGACACCATTGTTAGCATCTCCCTTTGAGGTTATTGCTGCCAGCGACGACGAAGCCGATATGATGGCTAAAGCCTTCGTTGAAGAAAACTTATTTAAGATGCCTGACCTCGAATGGACATCTCATGTCGAGGAAATGCTTGAGTTTATGGATATGGGCTTTGCCATAAGCGAAAAAGTTGTGGAAAAAGGTACTGATGGCATGATGTACCTTACAGCATTGATACCAATAGGGCAAGAATCCCTTGAAACATGGGGAGATATTGATGAATTTGGGCGTGTAAAGAGCTTTAATCAGAGGGATAAGAACGGCAAAATCCTCTCAGCACCGATGGATAAGTTGTTGCATTTCACCTTTCGGGGTAGAAAACGTAACCCTCAAGGGCGTGGAATCCTCCGTTCCCTCTACCGTCCGTGGTTTTTCAAGAAGAATCTAGAGACTATCGAGGCAATCGGAGCAGAACGTGACGTCGGTAACGCCCCAGTAGTTACTTTGAAAGAGGGTGTTAAGTATACCCAAACAGATTTGGACAATCTAGCCTCCGCACTAGAAGGCTTCCGTATGGACGAAGCCGTTTATGTGATTTTACCTGGCGGCGCAACACTAGAAGCCTACGGCGGTGGCAACAAAGTCTACAATGTCCGTGAGATGATACGAGATTGGCAAC